GATGCGTTTGAAATCTTAAACAGGATAGACGCAGAACAAGAAGCAATAGAGTCCTTAGAGAAAGGCGCAAGTAAAACAGATACAAAACAAGGTTTTGCAGAAAGAAGGTCAAGATAATACCCTGTATAGAGTTTTACATAATTATGTACAACCAACCGTCCTCGCTAATAAAAACAAAGCGAAGAGTTGGACCTATGGCTATGATTTTAAAAATGACCTTATCGTAATATCTAAAGACGGAACCATTGGTGAAGTTATTGAGATTGAAGGATTAAAAATAGGACTACCAATTGCTCCAAAGGAGTGTCTTCAAAGACACAAAAAAAAAGAGGAGCAGTATTGGGAACGTTTTGAACTCCCAAACGAGTTAAGTAAAATTCAAACAATATTTCAATGGAACGAAAAGCCTTCTGAATTCAAGGACAGATGGGTGGACTATATTGAGGAAGAGTTTGACAGGAGGGAGAATGGGGTATGGTTTATGAATAATGGAACCCCAACATATATAACAGGGTCTCATTATATGTACCTTCAATGGACAAGCATTGATGTTGGATACCCGGATTATCGTGAAGCCAATAGAATCCTGTATATACATTGGGAGGCTTGTAAGGCTGACCCAAGGAGTTTTGGACAGATATATCTAAAGATTAGACGTTCAGGATTTTCATTTATGTCCTCGTCAGAGTGTGTAAACACAGGAACTCTTGCAAAAGATGCAAGGGTTGGTATCTTGTCAAAGACAGGTGCTGATGCTAAGAAGATGTTTACGGATAAGGTTGTTCCAATTAATAGCCGATTACCATTTTTCTTTAAACCGATTATGGATGGTATGGACAAACCTAAAACTGAATTAGCGTTTAGGATTCCTGCGGCAAAAATTACAAAAAAGAATATGTACAATGCAGACAACAATGAGTTGTATGGATTGGATACCACTATAGATTGGAAGAATACAGACGACAACAGTTATGATGGTGAGAAGTTATTGTTATTGGTTCACGATGAAAGTGGAAAGTGGATTAAACCAAATAACATTCAAAACAATTGGCGAGTAACAAAAACTTGTTTGCGTTTAGGTAGTAAGATTATAGGCAAGTGTATGATGGGGTCCACCTCTAATGCGTTAGCAAAAGGTGGTGACAACTTCAAACAACTATACGAGGATTCTAATGCATTAAAAAGAAACTCTAACGGTCAAACTAAAAGCGGTATGTATTCTCTTTTCATTCCTATGGAATGGAATATGGAGGGGTTTATTGATAGGTATGGTATGCCTGTGATGGCAAACCCCATCAATGGACCCGTAATTGGAGTTGATGGTGGGAATATCTATCAAGGTGCAGTTGACTATTGGGAGAATGAGGTTGAGTCTTTAAAGAATGATGCCGATGCACTTAATGAATTCTATCGTCAGTTCCCTCGTACAACGTCTCACGCTTTCCGTGATGAAAGTAAAATGTCATTGTTCAATCTGACTAAGATATATCAGCAGATAGACTACAATGATTCATTAATAAAAGAACACCATATGACTCGTGGGTCTTTTTCTTGGAAGGATGGTATAAAAGATTCAAAGGTTATTTTTAGTCCAAACAATAACGGAAGGTTTTCGATTGGTTGGAATCCAAAAGCACATTTTCAGAATAATGTAATTATAAGGAATGGTATTAAGTACCCGGGGAATGAGCACATAGGTGCATTCGGATGTGACAGTTATGATATTTCGGGTGTTGTTGGCGGTGGGGGTTCTAATGGTGCTCTTCACGGATTAACTACATACCATATGGAAGAAGCACCTGTCAATACTTTTTTCTTAGAATATATTGCTCGTCCTCAAACCGCAGAGATATTTTACGAAGAGGTTCTTATGGCTTGTGTATTTTATGGTATGCCAATTCTAATCGAGAACAACAAGCCTCGTTTGCTTTACCATTTTAAAAATAGAGGCTACAGAGGGTTCTGTATGAACAGACCTGATAAATCATATACAAACCTGTCAAAAACAGAAAAAGAACTCGGAGGTATTCCGAATACGAGTGAAGATATTAAACAGGCACACGCTGCTGCAATAGAATCTTATATTGAAAAGTATGTTGGCTTAGACTTAGATGGAAGTTATAGAGATGTAGGGGATATGGGAGATATGATTTTTACCCGAACCTTGGAAGATTGGGCAAAGTTTGATATATCGAACAGAACCAAACACGATGCCTCTATTAGTTCAGGGTTGGCTATTATGGCAACTCAGAAGGCTATGTATTTAAGCGAGAAAAAACAATCAAAAATAAAGATTAACTTTGCAAGGTATAGTAATAAAGGAACAATAAGCGAAATTATTAGATGAAAGATGTTAAGATAAATATCACATCTGCAGGCTTCCCGAGTCAGTTTGTTTCAGACAAAGAAAAGGCTACGGAAGAATTCGGTTTACAGATTGGGCAAGCCATTCAGTATGAGTGGTTTAGAAAAGATGGTAACGGGTGCAGATACTATGGTCAATGGAGAGACTTCCATAGACTTAGATTGTATGCTCGTGGAGAACAATCAGTAGCAAAATACAAAAACGAATTAGCCGTTGATGGAGACTTATCTTATTTGAATATAGATTGGACTCCCGTTCCTGTTATACCAAAGTTTATTGACATCGTTGTAAATGGAATGTCTGATAGACTTTTCAAAGTAAAGGCATACGCACAAGATGCTATGTCTCAAGAAAAAAGAAGTGCTTATCAAGATATGATTGAAGGACAGATGGTTGCTAAACCAATCCTTCAGACTATTATGGATAAAACAGGAGCCAATCCTTTTGTTACTGAACCTGAAGAACTTCCTAATAATGACGAAGAGTTAGCATTGTATATGCAACTCAACTACAAACCTGCAATTGAAATTGCGGAAGAGACTGCAATCAATACGATTTTTGATGCCAATCATTACGATGATATCAGAAAACAACTTGATTATGATATGACTGTACTTGGTGTTGCTATGGCTAAACACGAATTTCTAAAAGGAGATGGTGTCAAGTTGTCGTATGTAGACCCCGCAAATGTGGTGTATAGTTACACAGAAAGCCCTTACTTCAAAGATTGTTTCTATTGGGGTGAGATTAAGACGGTTCCTATTATTGACTTAAAAAAGATTGACCCATCACTAACTAACGAAGACTTAGAAGAGATATCTAAGTATAGCCAAAGTTGGTGGGACTATTATAATGTAGCACAGTTTTATCAGAATGATATTTTCTATAGAGACACTGCTACGTTGATGTACTTCAACTATAAGACCACAAAAGAAATCGTATATAAAAAGAAGGTTTCTGATTCGGGCAATTTAAAAATGGTAGAGAAGGATGATTCATTCAACCCTCCTGCCGAAATGATGCAAGAAGGAAACTTTGAAAGAGTTTCAAAAACTATTGACGTTTGGTATGAGGGCGTTATGGTTATGGGAACAAACTTCCTTTTAAAATGGGAGATGTCAAAGAATATGGTTCGACCTAAGTCTGCGACACAACACGCTATGCCTAATTACGTAGCCTGTGCTCCAAGAATGTATAAGGGTGTTATAGAATCGTTGACACGGAGAATGATTCCGTTTGCAGACTTAATTCAAATTACGCACTTAAAACTGCAACAAGTTATTTCTCGTGTGGTTCCTGACGGTGTCTTTATTGATGCTGATGGTCTAAACGAAGTGGACCTTGGTACAGGTCAAGCATATAATCCTGAAGACGCATTGAGACTATACTTCCAAACAGGTAGTGTAATCGGCAGAAGTTTTACTCAGGATGGTGACTATAACAATGCAAGGGTTCCAATTACTCAACTAACTGCTAACTCAGGTGCTGCTAAAACACAAATGCTACTTGGAAACTATAACCACTACCTGAATCAAATCAGACAGGTTACAGGTTTGAATGAAGCAAGAGATGCAAGTATGCCTGACCCTAACTCTTTAGTTGGTCTACAGAAGTTGGCTGCGTTAAACTCTAACACTGCTACACGACATATTCTTGATTCAAGTCTGTATATGTATAGAACAATGGCTGAGTGTTTAACTTATAGAGTTGCAGATATTCTTGAGTACTCTGATTTTAGAGAAGAGTTTACTAATCAAATTGGTAAATACAACATTAATATCTTACATAGTATTAATGACCTCTATATTTATGACTTTGGTATTTTTATTGAAGTCGCTCCTGATGAAGAGCAAAGAGCACAACTTGAGCAGAATATTCAAATGGCATTGTCCAAGGGAGACATTAATCTCGAAGACGCTATTGATATCAGGGAGATTAAAAATATCAAACTTGCTAATCAATTACTGAAGGCTAAGCGTAAGGCTAAGCAAGACAGAGAAGAGAAAATGCAAATGCAGCAACAAGCAATGCAGCAGCAGGCTCAGGTTCAAGCACAACAGATGGCTTCTGAAATGTCTATGCAAAAGTCTCAGATGGAACTTCAAGGTAAGATACAATTGAAGCAGGCTGAGATTGCTTTTGATATTGAGAAGATGAAGAATGAGGCTATGCTTAAATCTCAATTAATGCAACAGGAGTTCGATTTGAATATGCAGTTAAAAGGAATTGAGGTTCAGGGATTAGCCCAAAGAGAAAAAGAAAGAGAGAAAGCGAAGGCAGATAGAATTGGTATTCAAAATACTCAGCAATCTAAATTAATAAACCAAAGGAAAAACAATTTGCCTCCTTTGAATTTTGAATCTAATGAAGATAGTTTAGATGGGTTTGATTTGGCGCAATTCAATCCACGCTAAACGGTCTAAAACTATAACAATTTTTGATTAACTTTGTAACTTAAATTAAATCTAATATGGAATTTACAGTAAAAGCAGTAGGCGAAGCGAAAGAGAAATCGGTTCAAGAAGTAGAACAACAACTACTTGAAAAACACGAGTCCTCTTTTAACGAGTCTAAAATAAAAGAAGAAGTAAACCCACAGGTTGACAATTCGCAAGAAGAAGTAAACCTACAGGTTGACAAAGCAGAACCCTCAGAGTTAAGTGAGGAAGACGTTCTTTCATTTATAGGAAAAAAATACGGTAAGCAAATTAATTCCCTTGAGGAGTTGACCCGTGAAAGAGAAGAGTCAGAACCTCTTCCTGAAGACGTGGCTGCTTACTTTAAATATAAAAAAGAAACAGGAAGAAACATTGAAGACTTTATTAAACTTAATAGAGACCTTGATGAAGTAAATCCTGATAAGTTGCTTCGTGATTATCTTACCGAGACAGAGAAAGGTCTTGACGAGGAGGATATTCAATCTTTAATGGAAGACTATTCATATGACGAAGAGTTAGATGATGAGTCAACTATTAAGAAAGCGAAGTTGGCTAAAAAGAAAATGGTCGCAAAAGCCAAAGAGTATTTTGAATCCCAAAAGGAAAAATACAGAATCCCTGCAGAGTCTGCAGGTAGTTCTATTTCCAAAGAAGATTCAGAAGCCTTGGAGGATTATAGACAATATGTTCAAGAGTCAGTGTCATTAAGTGAGCAACTCCAAAAACGAGAGCAGTGGTTTAAAGACAAGACAGGTGAAGTATTCGGTAGTGAGTTCAAAGGTTTTGAGTTCGCATTAGACGATAAAAAACTTGTTTATGTTCCCGGAGATGGAAAGGAAATGTTAAAAGTGCATCAAGACCCTACAAACTTTACAAGAAAGTTTATTGGTGAAGATGGTCTTCTAACAGACCCTGTTGGTTATCATAAGGCGTTGGCGGTTGCAATGAATCCTGAAAAATTTGCTAAGTTCTTTTATGAGCAAGGCAAGTCGGAGGCAGTTGACGATGTTATGAGAAAGACAAAAAACATTGATATGTCTACTCGTAGTATCCCACAAAACCTTAACACAGGGGGCACAACCATTAGAGAAGTAAACCAAGATTCAGGTCGAGGTTTACGAATTAAAAGTAATAAATAACAAAAACTAAAAAACTAAAAAAATGGCAGTTCAATCCGTTCCGGGATATCAGTTGCAGCCGAGTGCACAACAGGTCCCTTTAAAATCAAACTACATTACCAACTTTGATTTCTTGAATCAGTATCTTCC